CTAGTTTGTACCGTCAAGATCGTTATTCGTGGTCGGAACGCCGTCCAGTATAGTACCCTGGATCCCGTCGATCACTTTCAACGCGCCGCGCTTGCTTGGACGTGTATACGAGTTTGTCATCGAGATGTTTTGGTGTCCCAGCCAGTGCATAACGGCCATTGACGGGAGCTTGTCATCGCGTGCCGTCGTCGCAAAGTAATGCCGCAGCATGTGCGGATGTACCTTTATCCCACACGCCTTTGAGACACGCCTCATCATGACGTTAGCATAAGCAGGATAAATCGGGATGCCCGTTTTCTCTGCGACGAAGAGAAAGCTATCGTCCTTGACCTCACGGTGGTACTTGCGACAGATATTCTTCGATGTGAGGATCGCGTAGCGAATCAGGTCAATTATATCCCCCTTGACATAGATCGTTCTATAACTGGCCCTTGTTTTTAATGGGCCGCCTTCTGGCTGTGCGACAGTGCGTGCTTCATCAAAGGTGATCGCGCAGACTTCCTCGCCTGTGGATTCATCTGTGGAAAACTCGAAGGAGTTATACTTCAACCCGCAGAGTTCCTCACGTCGCTCACCGAGCGTCAGCATGTATAAGATTGCGATCTGATAGCGGTCCAACATCTTTTCGGCAGTCTCCATGTAAGTGCGATATTCCTCGACTTCAAGCGACTGATCCGCGGGATCCTTTCCACCATCGATCGCAATTTTACGCAGTTTATTTTTGGCGATGATGTCCTCGTTTTCAGCTCGGTTCAGAAGCATCTGTGTCACCGAATCAATCGTCACGATCGTTCGATAAGCGAAGCCTTGCTTGATAAGCCCATCAATGAAACGTTGGTATTCGTTGCGGTTTAGATCGTTTAAGGCCGTTCTGCCAAAGCGCGGGCTTATGTGCTTGCTGTAATTGTAGTCCTTCGAGTCGACCGTGGACTTACGCCAGACTCCCAGTTCGATATTGCGCTTCTTGACTCGCCCGTACCACTCATCGAGCGAGATCTTACCAGTTACGACGGTTCCAACCTCACCTCTGGCAATTTTGGCCTCAAAGGACTTGAGCACCATATCGGCCTCACGCCAAGACGACAGACCACTTCTTGTGAACTCGTCGCGCTTTCCTTCACTATTTTTGAATCCTCGCCTTACGCCGTATCTCGTCCCCTTGACCGTGGTGTAGCTGTAAACACCGGGATGCTTCTTCATTGGCGTCCATTTTCTTATATTTTATCCTCCTTAATTTGTGAACTTTCGGCCTACAAATTCAAACATATGTTCGATTTACGACTAAAAATAAAAGCCCAAAGTGGGCAGTCCCTCCGCGGGAATCGAACCCGTTTAAACACCAGTGGGGGTGCTGATTTAATCTTTTAAATTCATTTTAGTGTGCATGAAGTTCGTTTTAGCGATTGTATCGCCACTTTCATCTTTTATATAAACGATCGGCATGTCATATCCATATTTATTGGATAATCGTTTCACGGCACTGTAAGAACTGCGTGCAACCATGTCCTGATCGCTCTTTGATGCTGTGTATATCGAATCATCAAGAATGAAGGTCACGGAGTTCGGCACGTTATCTTTGATTGCAGCCACTTTTATGTCCTTTAAGGTTCCGTCAGAACCGCTTATTGTGTCCGTTAGTTCGGTTTGGAAAGCAGTGTAATTATCCGCCAATGCAGATTCATCGTGCTTAGAAACGGCCTTTTCTGATTCAGAAGCCGCCCGTGAGCTTTCTGCCTGTTGCTTCGTTTTTGCGTTGGGTTCCACATAAATCGTTTTCGATTTTTTAGTCGATTTGCTTGTTACACTTTTAATCGCCGACAGGGTGAGCTTCTTTTTTGAAGAACCAACAAGTATATATTGAAACGTAAACTTTCCCTTTGAATCCGCCGTCGTTTTTTGGGTTCCGTCAGCTTGAATAATGTAGTTAGGATTCGTTTTTCCAGTGATTGTTGCCATTCCATATTGATTAGCTGTAAAAGCGTCTTTCGATGACAAGGCTGTCTTTGCTGTTTTCTGTGATGCACACCCAGTCAATCCAAATGCAAGCAAAACCCCCAGAACAAAAACCCAATATTTTTTCATTTTCATTTCTCCTTTTTTGGTGGTTATTTCCCGGCGTAGACCGATGCTCTTACAATGCGTCCGTCAGATTGTTGTTCTGCGTCAACGTGATAGTATTTTTGGACTTTCTTCGAGTAGTATACCGACCCAGATACGTGTTTTAGATCTGGTTGAGTTACCTTGCGATAGTAGTCGAGTGCGCTATCTTCTGCTATTGCGGACGAGTCCTTTTTAAACGGAAAGGTGGCTGAAACGACCTTCTTTTTGTCATTGACCGAAAGCAAAGCTTGCCCACTTCGATAGAATCCGTTTTTGTCCTCTTTTAGGCTTGATGACACCTTATAGCCAATTCGGTTTTCGTTTGCATTTTGGCTACTTGATCCACAAGCTGCAAGGCCAACTCCCATAAACAGAACCGCAAAAAATAAGTAGATCTTTTTCATTTATAATTCCTCCAAAATTATCAGCTTTTAACGTCATCAGGATCTGGACGGTATTTTATTCGTCTAAATGCTTATATTTGAGGCCGTAAGCAGATCCGACTTCGTGCAAATAGTCAACCTGAACTCCCAATTCTTCGGCCACTTCATAATCATCGTCGACATCTTCTTTAGATGCTTTTTTTATTTTATAGAAGGGAACGTGATGTTTCATTCCCCAAACTCGTGCTTCTTTTTCTTGAACGAGATTGCTCAATGAATCATATTCGCTGATGTCTCCAGTGGTAGTCATGATGTGTCCTAATTCCTCATATAGCCACTGAAGCTGCAATCTAGGGGATAAATTCGAGTTTATTGTGATCTCGTTTCCAAGTGTTATTCCGCCCATACGATCAGGCATAGGCTCAAAAGAAAAAGAAATCTGCGGATACTGAGAAATCAATTCTTCAATATCGTTCATTCAACATCAATCCTTTTGGCTATGTTTTTTTGCGTATTGGGCTTTTTTAAATTCGATATATTCGTGAATTTCTTGCTGAGTCTCTGCGTCCATATCTTTTAATTCGCCATCGAGATGGGCGGCAACCGTTACATTTTCATCTAGCTTAACGTTATGGCCCAAAATATAATCTGTTGTTACATGAAAAAGGTCTGCTAGTTTAACCAAATCTTCATTTCCAACATTGCGTCTATCGGTTTCCCAACTTGTAACAGTGCTTTGGCTTACATTCATTTTTTCCGCAAGCATTGGTTGGGTCATTGAGTTTCTTTTTCTAAGATAAGCAATTCTTTGACCGGTAGTCATCTGAAAACACCTCCATGATTAGCATTATAGCTTGTACTATGAGTAAACGCAAAAATAGTTCAATTATTTGTACTATTAGTATTGACTTGTACCATTAGTAGTATTGCTATATGTACATAGGGTTGAGAAAGGGGGGCTGATAAATGGAATTAAAAAGAATCCGTGAAAAGCGCGGAATGACCCAAGAACAGCTTGCTGATAAGTCTGGTATTTCAATAACGATGATTCAATCGTTGGAAACTGGCAGACGTGTAGGATCTGTGAAAACAATCATCAAGCTTTCTCAAATCCTTGGTGTAACAACCGATGACCTTTTGCGTCCCCTTGAAAATACTAATAGTAGTATTTGACAGGTCGAACATGTACTAATCATAAAACTACAAATCGTGAAAGGGTGTTTTTCCCCTTCACAAAAAGAAAGACCGTGATCGAATTGGTAGATTTACAAGCTGTCAAAGTCGAGCTTCAAAAAGCGATCGACCGGCAGCAACTAACTAAGGATCAACTAGCGCATTTCATTCATACGACGCCTTCTAATATTTCTAACTTCTTGAACCCGAACCGTGGGATTCCAGATGAAAGACTAAGGGAGTTGTCGGAAGCACTGGACGATGTGAGATTCAGGTTCGTTGTTGCTTCGTATTTCTCGCAGATTGATCTGTTGGACAACAGCAACGAATACAACGATGATCCACAGTCACGATTGGCTGCGATTGATAGTAATGAACTTTCAGTGAGCGAGGCCCGTAAGAGGGCACGCGAGTTGCTATCAAAAAGTAAAAAGACCTCGGACGAGTTTAGTGAGCTTCAAAAGTGCATTTTGAGAATCTATTCGGAATCCAAGTTCGACAGTTTGTTCGTAGTCAGCGCAATGGCAAGCATTGGCGCCGACAGCATGAACGAAGCCTTATAGGAGGTAAGCACAATGTCATCAGTATTACAGCTTAAACCAGACGAAGAGACCCAAAACGGTCTGATGAATCTTATCGCTAAACAGGTATCAAACATGTTGGCCGATACGATCAAGAAGATCGTCAAGCAGGTCTTTTCCGAGGAGTACCAGCACGATGAGCTGCTTGACAAGAAGACGCTTGCCAAAGAGGTGCTCCATTGCGACCCGGGCAGTGTCGATGAGCTTTTCGCCACGCAGCATGGTTTCCCATACATGCTTAAGGGCAGTCGAATCGTGTACTCACGCAAGGCGGTCGAGAAGTGGATCGCCGACAATCAACGATATTTTTAGGAGGAAAAATCATGAAAATGAGCATTCTTGAAGCTTCATTTATCGAAGCAGCAAAAGAGCATAACCGCGCCGACCGGGCACTCATCAACGAGCGCAACCGAGCACGAGCAACAGGCCGTGACTTAGACATCGCCTACGTCAACGAACAGATCCGCAAGCGCAACCGTGCCGACGAGCAGATGAACGCGATCAGAAAAACCCTCAACACAAAAGCGGCGTTGACGGTATGATCCAAGTCAGCATTGTAGCCGGCATGAGCCTTGTCGGAGTGGTCATGATGATCGCCGACACGGTATCAATCGAGAAGCACGGCGAGACAGTCGAGAAAAGAGTGTACAAAAAAATCGCTCATGGCGGGAACCACGAGCGATAGACAGTAGAATATTTTCAAAAATATTTGTACCTCTATCTTATCACAAGCAAGGAGGAAAACAAGATGGGTTTAGTTGAGTACAGCTACGACCAAATGCTTGAACACGAAGCGACACGCGACCTTTCAAGCGTGGAAGAACCAGAAGAACAAGAGCGGAACCAATCCGAGAACATCGGGGACTGGAAGGGTTATGAGATCAACTTCGACAATGTCTACTATCAGACGAGTGACAATGGCGATCTTATCGCTTCTAACTACGAACAAGACGGGTTCTGGATAAATCCCCTTGAGTATCTGATCGAGAAGCGAGGAGCGTGTGAGGCCTATACGCCGGACGGCAAGAAGGTTTATGCGTGCCTGTCTAAGAGCGGCAAACTGATCGTATTTACCAATCGCGAGTCAGAAGAGGCCTTGCGAGAGATCTGCGGTTATGAGCAGCTCGGACGTGAAGAGCTCGAAGAATTGGACGACGAAGCAAACGGAGGCGAAGAGTAATGGCAAGTAAACAACAGATTGCGAACACTCCAGTTAAACGGCTGGTGGAATCTCCAACGATTCAAAACAAATTCAATGAGGTTTTAGGGAAGCGTGCGCCACAGTTTATTCAGTCTTTGCTGAACGTTGTGAACGGAAATCAACAACTTCAAAAGGTGGATCAGGGAACGGTAATTGCTTCTGCAATGGTGGCCGCGTCTTTAAACCTACCGGTCGATCAGAACCTAGGCTACATCTACATTGTTCCGTATGGTGGCCGTGCTCAACCGCAAAGGTTATAAGGGCTATATCCAGTTAGCCCAGCGATCGGGCCAATACAAGCATTTAAACGCTATTGCGGTATATGAAGATGAGTTCAAAGGATTCAACCCCCTTACGGAGGAAATCAAGTATGAACCAAACTTCCGAGATCGTGATGCTGGGGAACAACCGGTTGGCTATGTTGGTTATTTCCAACTCGTGAATGGGTTCGAGAAAACGGTTTATTGGACGCGTAAGCAGATTGATGACCACCGCAAGCAGTTCTCAAAGATGAGCGGTAAGGACAAGCCTACTGGAGTTTGGGCGTCCAACTTTGACGCAATGGCCTTGAAGACAGTGCTACGCAACTTGTTGAGTAAGTGGGGCCCGATGACTGTTGACATGCAGACCGCGGTTGTGTCCGATGAGGAATCTCCAGAACCTGTCGATGTGACCGATTCTGTTGAAGATACCGAGGAAGCAAAGGCCACACAGCTTGCGGCTTCATTTGCTAGTGATCCTGAACCGGTTACCGAACCGAAAGAGGTTCAAGAGGTAGGGGGCAAGGATAATGCCGAACAGCAAGAAATCTTTGAACAGCCAGCTTATTAAGCTGACCCCCGAAAACTATTACACACAAGAAACCGATCTCCAGTATATGTCGGCTTCCTTGTTCAAGGGGTTCGCGGCCTGTGAAGCGTCAGCCCTTGCACAGCTAAAAGGGGACTGGAAACCAACTTCAAATCCTACGGCGCTGTTAGTCGGTAACTATATCCATTCTTATTTTGAGTCAAAGGAATCTCACGAGAAGTTCGTTGATGAAAATAAGGAGGCCATGCAAACGAGGTCTGGTGCGTTTAGAGCACCTTACAAGCATGCTGACAAGATGATCGAGGTTCTGGAAGCTGACCCGTTCTTCATGAACGCGTATCAAGGCGATAAAGAAGTGATTGTTACAGGGGATCTGTTCGGGAAGAAGTGGAAGGGCAAAATCGACTGCTTAAATCTCGATAAAGGTTACTTCGTGGATCTCAAGACCACTGCCGATATTCATAAGCGTTTCTGGAGCATTGCAGACCATAAGTGGGTGTCTTTTATTGAATCCTACGATTATGTGCTTCAAATGGCCGTATACACGGAACTGATACGTCAAACGTTCGGTGTCGATTGTACCTGTTTCATCATGGCCGTTTCAAAGCAAGACCCGCCTGATCATGCGGCAATCTATATCGAACCAGAGCGGTTTCAGGAACGAATGGAGTTCATACGCGACTATCAGCCGCGAGTTCAACAAATCCTTGCAGGAGAGATTGAGCCAGAGGCGTGCGGAACGTGTGAGTATTGCAGAACAACTAAGAAGTTAAAGAACTTCATCACGATTGACGATTTAATCGACTAGGAAGGAGGTCAAGCATTGGATTACTTCAAACAACGACGGGCATACCGTAAGTTGAAAATGGTTGAAATAGATGTCTCCAACGGCCAAAACAATCTGTATCGCGAGTTATTAGACTATGCGAACGACGAAGGCAAGTCAGACTGTCTATTTCCCATGAAAAACTTCGCATTGCTTAGTCTGACAGGACTATCCGAGGCCGGCCTCAAAAAAGCACGTAATGAATTAGTTCAGTTGGGACTAATTGAATATGTGAAGGGGATAAAAGGAAAAAAGGTGCCCCAATATCGAATCATAAAACTGTATCAGGATAAGCAACTGGCTACTACTTCGGCTACTAGGAATGAAAAAAGTAGCTCAAGTAGTACAGATAAAGTAGCTCAAGTAGTAACCCAACCAGAAGCTCAAGTAGTAGCTCATAAAGAACTTACTACTACCGACCCTGACTTGACTGGTACTGACTCTGTTGTCGTAGATGACACCGCAGCTAATGAATCATCTCTCCCAGAATCGAAAGCCAAAGGACAGGGCGCTGTAGATCTCTGGCAGAACTTGTGGGGATTTCCTAACGCAGTGGCCATGGAGGATTTATCCGGATGGTTAACGGAGTTTGGCGATGATCTGGTCAGTTTCGTGATCAGATATGCTGCTAAGTACAATGTTCAGGCTAAAGGTGCTGACCGGTACCTAGAACGCGTTTTTGAAGGTTACCGTAAGGAGAAGATTGACACGGTGGCTAAAGCAGAGGAAGCCGCGAAGAAACATGAACAACGAATGAAGTCGAGTTATTCGGCGCCTAAGCGTACTTATGGGCGTCAGCCACGCAAGGAAGAAGTTCCCGATTGGCTCGCAAAGCAGGAAGCTGAACGGAAAGAACACGAGAAGGCAGAACGAGAAAAAGCTGCGGCTAAAACGCCAGCAGAAAAACAAGCGGAATTTGAAAAAAATCAGCGAAAAGTTGCCGATCTTCTCTCTGATAGCACCGAACGGCTGAAAGAGTTACGTCGTAAACGCGAGGAGGCGAAGAACAATGCCTGAAACAGAGTATCACTCGCGCTACGATGTCATGTCGCTTGCTCGTGAGTACGAGGACTTGAGAGACGTGCCCGACGATGATCCGCGATTGCTTAGAATCCGTGAGCACGCTGAACAGTGGGTCCGATCACCACAAAAGCCAGCTCGCTCGCGTCGATCATACGAAATCTGGGAAGACGACTACATTACAGATAACTACATGCGTCTCTCGCTAGACACAATCGCACGTCACTTACAGCGCACGACAGCAAGCATTTCGACCAGAATTGGCCGATTGCACAACTGGGGAGAACTTGAGTACAAAAACAAAACGAAAGCAGGAGAAAAATAATGACAAAGAAAATCACATTTACACAAAATACCGACGAAACACCAGAAATCAGTTATGAAGGCTTCACAGAAGGCTCTGCTATTGCGGCTGTAGCTGTATCTCTGGCCTTTATGGTCAAGCATGCGAAGTTCCCGGCCGAATTAGCGGTCGCAGCGTTTGAGACGCAGGAAGAGCAACTTGACGATGATACGCCAATCAAAAACGTCCATCTCGATCCGCACGAAGAAGACTTGCGTGCAGCGGAAAAGATGAAATTTATTGCAGATTTGCTTCGAGCCGCTCATGAACCAGAGCAGAAAACAGAAAGCCCAATTCCAGCGACTGTTAAGGAAGAGACCTCAATCGACTTAGACCCCAACGATGACGGCTTGACCTTGGCCGACTTGATCAAGGCCTTGTTCGAGGAGGAAGAAAAATGAGCGAAAAAAAAGTAACGGTTAAATTATTAGGAGAAGGAAAAGACCTTGGTGCCTCTGTAAAAATAAAGGGCCTTAATCCAACAGAAGCGACATCATTATTGATTGCCGGAATACTTACAACCGCTGAAAAAGCTGGTATTTCCGTCTCTCTGTTGACAACGCTTATTAAGGTGGCAGCAAATCCTAATGGCACTGAAATTCTTCTAAACGCCGAAAAACGAGTAAAGGAGGCACACGATGAGAGAGATTAAGTTTCGCCAATGGAATACAGATGAAAACGAGTATTTTTACGCGGATCCCGGAACGATTGACTGGGAATGCCTCTATGATGTTGAAAATATGGAGCAGTATACCGGACTGAAAGACGTAAATGGCAAGGAAATCTACGAAGGCGACTTTGTTCATATCACTGGGGAACACTGGATTGCCAGAATGCCGATAACAGATGACTATTATTCGGCGGTATTTTTTGAGGGTGGAATGTTTGCGGTCAAGTCCGATGAGGAACCGGGGAAACATATACCAGATGGAAACTTTGGATATGGGACGTGTCATCAGATACGCCCATTAGCAGAGCTAGTTGAAGAACAAAGCATGAACGATATGAGCGTTGAGGTGCTCGGCAACATTCACGAGAACCCAGAATTGTTGGAGGATATGGAATGAAAAAGAAAATTGTTGTGTTTGCGTCATTACTCGTAATGGGAGTGTCGCTTGCCGGATGTTCAGAAGCTGATGAATCTGCAAAAGCACAAGAAAACTCACCATTGAAGTTTACTTATAACCAAGATAGTAATGGGCGTGATTCAACAAAGATTATTCATGATAAAGAAACCGGAGTTGAATACATCGTCGTTGAGTCACGAAGTGCTGGGGAAGACGGCAAAGTGGCAGTTACGCCGCGTTTAAATGCTGATGGAACTGTTTATCACACGGAGGTGAAGAAATGATCAACCGAGTAGTGCTTTGCGGTCGCCTTACACGTGATCCAGAGTTGCGCTACACACAAAGTGGTGCCGCTGTTGCATCGTTCACCGTTGCGGTAAACCGTCAGTTTACCAATGCACAGGGCGAACGTGAGGCGGACTTTATTCAATGTGTGATCTGGCGTAAATCAGCCGAGAACTTTGCTAATTTTACCCATAAAGGGTCGTTAGTCGGAATTGATGGCCGTCTTCAAACTCGCAACTACGAGAACAAGGAAGGCAACCGCGTTTATGTGACCGAAGTGGTCGTAGATAACTTCTCACTACTGGAATCACGCGCAGAGAGCGAGCAACGGCAACGTGACGAAGGCAGTGGCTATTCAAATAGCAATCAGGACAATTACAGCCAAAGCAAACACCCGGCCTCACAAGGCAATACAGGGACACAAAACAAACAGGCAGATCCATTCGCTGGTAACGGTCAACAGATCGACATTGATGAATCGGACCTTCCGTTCTGATTGGAGGCGAAAACATGAACAAAGACATTTTCGTGATCAAAGTCGGTAACATGTTTGTTCGAGAATTTGGATTTATGGACGCGGTTCCGTATCGCTTAGAGCTTGTCCAGGATATTGAAGATGCGCTTCCATTCGGATATGACGATCTTGACCGTCCTCTTGCCGAAAACATTGCACGGCATACCGGTGGAAAGTTTATTTTCTTAAAACACGTTCAGGAAGCGCTGAAAGACAAGCAACGACGGGAGGCATTAGATGCAGGCAAGACCGACAGCGCTAAATAAGCGCGGCAACAAGGTGCTGTTAGACGGGTACAAGTTTGACTCGCAGAAGGAAGCGTACATTCTATACATGTTTCCTAAAAGGCAAAGTGCCTTATCTTGACGTTCATCCGCGCTATGAAATCGTCAAAGGCTTCGAGGCCGCTATGCTGAACTTCGCTAAAGTCTCATACACGCCCGACTTCATCACGTATGACGATGAAGGAAACGTCGCTCACGTCTTCGATGTGAAGAACTCATTCGGCATATACGGCATTGACGCAAGCAATCGGCTTAGATTTAAGCTGTTTACCCGTGCAACCGGTTATCCGGTAGAAGCAGTCGTTGTGAATAAGAACTCGTTTAGAACGAAGCTCATGGGCGCTACAAGTCATGTCAAAGAGTTCAAGCATACAGATGTGAATTACCCATCGATACTTAAGCAAATGCAAGCAGAAAGGGAGAGTTGGTAATGGCGATCGGAGTTCTAGCAATGCTCATCTTCATGATGGCCATGACGTCATCAATTAATCGGTAGTATGAAAAAAGCCGCCCATTGCGGACGGCATACATAATCTAAGCAGATCAATCATATCATAAAGGGGTTGTCACATTGGCAGAACATTACGAAATGGGGACTTTGTTTCCAGAGATCGACAAGAAAAAGACGGTTGCAAAAGTAAACAGATTCATGAAAACAGGGTTCCCGCGTGCAGTGCGTCAAGCTGGCAGCTCTATGAACGATTTACGATCGCCTAATTATGACGGCATGCCTAAGGGAAGCAGCGGCGGCAATGCGGTTGAAGAGACGATCACACGCCGTTTAATCTCGCAGCAAGTTGTTCAGCGTGTTATTGAAGCGATGAGCCACTGTAGCTCGTTCAGCAGAAAGCTACTCCGAATGTTGTACTTCAATGATGGTGATGTTCGTGATTGGCAAGTGGAACAAAAAACGGGGTATGCGCACACTCGTTACGAGTATTACAAAAGCAAGGCGTTGCTTGAATTTGCCGACGCATATATGTTAGACGACCTGCACGAATATCTATAATTACTGAACATTTAGTGAACAATGGCGGAACGATACACGTATTTATTCGGGTTATATTAGTAATGTGATAATTCGGCAACGAGTTATCGCGGGTGTCCGATCAGACTCCGGCACCCTTATCAATACATAATCACATTCCCATGATTACATACCCGTGTGGGCAACCACAAAATCTATCGGGTAGAGCCTTAGCTATTGCGAAGGTTTAATTCAGCAGGCTGTACGGGGTTCGAATCCTCGTTCAGTCTTATGTCGCTCTCAAATGAGGCAAACAGCCCAGAACAGTAATACAGCGGCGCCGGGGCTTTCTTAAAAATTATCTGTGAGTGCAGTTTCGGAAACATGGTCCCGTGAGGCCACGAAGGTTCGACTCCTTCTACACCCGTTGCCGATCGCGGAAAAGGTCGGCAAACAAAATACATGTGATTTCATTTTTACTCCTTTCAATGAGAACCGTTGACCGTTTCGAAGTGTAGACTTCAGACGGCCATCTGGGGGCGGTGGGTGTTCGGCTTCGGCCGTTCTGGGGTTCGATTCCTCACGTCCCCATTGAGCTGGTTTCATGTCAACAGGCCATTTTGTGAGAAAATTTAGCCCTGTTTTACCAGCTCAAAGCAAATGATCTTGCTCATTTATGATTGCCCGCGTGTGGAAAGCGTGGGCTTTTTTAGTACATAAGAATCGAAAGAAGGAAACGTGATGGACGAACACACAACTTTGGCAATTTGGATGGAAAGTGGAAAGACACTGCAATTTATTGACGTTACTGATTTTAATGATAATGCCACAACGGTTGAATTTAGCTATTTTGGGCAACGTTCACAAGAGAAACGTCATGCAATCTTTAGAAAAAATATGATTGCTGGCTATGCGGTTACAGAATGAGACCAACTCACACGAAGTACGGCTATGAAACGGCAGAATGGGCCAGAGCCGACGCAAGACTAGAAAAGTGGCTGAAACGAAAGAAGGCACGGGACACCAGTAGACGTAATACAAATGCCGGTAAAACAGCAATTTATGTCCCCAGTGTCCCATCTAAATAAATTTGACCAGAAATGGGAAGGATGTGTGGTGATATGTAATGGTTAAGAGTAAAAAATCTGCTGGCCGTCCGTCCACAATCACACCAGAAGTGCTGTCGAAATTAGAAACGGCGTATCGAAGCAACTGCACCGATGTGGAAGCTTGTAATTTCGCGGATATAACTACCATGTCTTTGTATCGTTATCAGAAAGCAAATCCAGATTTCGTTAGTAAAAAAGCACGCTGGAAAAAGGGGCTAAAAGGTCGCGCAAAAATGGCTATCGCAATGAAGATATTTGGCGGCGATTCAAAGACGTCACAGTGGTATATCGAGCATGAAGAACGTGCTGAAATGAACAAGGCTAACGTCAAGAGATTACAAGCTGAAACTAAAAGGACACTGGCCGAAGCTCAAATGGCCGAATACAAGGCTAAGATTCTTGAGGGCGGTCGGAGTACGGATATTAACATTCAAATTGGGGGCGATGACGATAGCAATTAACATTGCGATTAAAGACCCCAAACAAGTGTTCAATGACGACTTTTACAGTCGCCTTTTTGATTACGATAATTTCACAGAAGTTTATTATGGTGGAGCTTCCAGTGGAAAGTCGCATGGTGTGATTCAAAAGGTCATTATCAAATGTTGCCAAAGCTGGGAGATTCCACGCAAGGTACTTTGGCTCCGCAAAGTTGGTGCGGCCGTTAAGCTGTCTATCTTTCAAGACGTCAAGGACGGGCTCGCTGATCTGGGGTTATTGCCCTTTTGCAAAGTGAATAATTCAAGCTATGAAATCGTGCTCCCGAATGGGGCATTGTTTATCTTTAAAGGGCTTGATGATTCCGAAAAGATTAAGTCAATTAAAGGGATCTCCGATGTTGTCATGGAGGAAGCTACCGACTTTATCCTTGATGATTACACTCAACTCGTTCTTCGTTTACGTGAAAAGAAGCAGAAGAAACGTCAGATTTTTCTGATGTTTAACCCCGTTTCAAAATTGAACTGGGTTTACAAAGAGTTCTTCGAAGGTGCGGCTCCGGCCGGTACGAAAGTTATCCAGTCAACGTTCCTGAACAACCGGTTCCTCGATGATGCTGTGAAGCAACACATTATGGACCTGGAGCGAACTAACCCCGCTTATTATCGTATCTATGCGCTGGGAGAGTTTGCAACACTAGACAAGCTGGTTTTCCCTACGTTTGAGAAGCGGCGGTTGGATCCGCATTCTGACGAGTTGAAGGAACTTCCAGATTACTTCGGCTTGGATTTCGGTTATACAAATGATCCTACATTCTTTGTAAGGGTCAAAGTCGACATGAAGAAAAAGAAGCTATATTTCATCGAAGAGATGTGCCGGAAGGGAATGCTGAACGATTCCATAGCACATGCGATTAAGAGCATGGGTTACTCGAAGGAAGTCATCACTGCCGATGCTGCCGAGCAAAAGTCTATTGCTGAAATCAAGCGTGACGGGATTCGTAGAATTAAGGCCGCCAAGAAAGGCCCTGATTCGATTATTCAGGGGATCTCGTTCATGCAACAGTTCGAAATCATCGTTGATGATCGGTGCGTGAAGATTATCGAAGAGCTGGAAAACTACACGTATATCAAGGATAAGCAGACAGGGGAGTACACTAACACGCCTGTCGATTCATACAATCATGGGATTGATGCTACGCGTTACGCACTCGAACCTCTTAATGGCTCAGCTAACCCGCGTGCCAATACATTCAAAAATTATTACTTCTAGGAGGTGTTTTTTATCGCAGATACAAAAGTTGGCTCTGGAATGGTAAGCAATTCTAACGTGTTCACGTTCCCCGTTGGCGAGGAGATGACCACCCAAGATCTAAAAGACTTCATCGAATATTATGACGGCACAATCAAGCCTGAATTTGATGACGACTACAAACTTTACGTTGGCGACCACGATATACTTCATCAGGCCAATAAAACTATTGGAAGGCCCGACAATCGGATCGTGGCTAATCTTGCCCATTACATTGTAGAAACGTTTAACGGCTATTTTATAGGTGTTCCACCAAAAATCGGGTTTGATGATACAAGTGCAAACGAACAGCTTCAAGATTGGCTTAACCAAACTTCATTTGTGGATAAGCTAAGCGAAGTGGCAAGGCTTTCCGACATCTATGGGAGGTCTTTCTTATTCGCTTATCAAGACGAAGAGAGCCAGACACGGGTTGCGTTCAGCGATGCTCGCAACACCTTCATGGTCTATGATGACACGGTTGTTCATAACCCTATTGCGTTTGTTCGCTATTCTTACACGTCAGACCATGAGTTAAGCGGATCCGTCTATTATGCAAATAGTTACAGCGCCTTTGATGATAATGCCCATTATGTTGATGAGAAAGTCAATCCGTTTAAGGCCGTTCCCGCTGTTGAGTTCTACGACAACGAAGATAGGCAATCAATCTTTGACAACGTTAAGACCCTGATTAACGGGCTGGATAAGGCTTTGAGCCAGAAGGCCAATCAGAGCGAGTACTTCGATAATGCGTATTTGAAGATGCTCGGATTAGAGCTTCCAGAAGACGAAGACGGGAACCCAATCGTAAATTTAAGCGACAACCAGTTGATCTATTCCAAGGATATTGATTCCAAAGATGCCGATGTTGATTTCCTGACTAAACCTGACGGAGACGTTATCCAAGAACATTTAATCGACCGACTTACTGATTTAAGCTACCAGATCTCTATGGTCGCGAACTTAAACGATGTGGCATTCTCTGGCAACTCAAGCGGTGTGGCCTTACAGTACAAGCTGTTGCCAATGAAGAACCTTGCTTCGAACAAGGAACGAAAGTTTACGGAATCCTTGCGAAAGATGTTTGAGGTCATTTTCGGCGCTGGCACAGTTCTAAAGGGAGATTCGTCTGACAAGGTAAAGGATTTGCTGTTTCAGTTTAACCGCAATTTGCCAATCAACATGGCAGATGAAGCCACTACGGCGGCGACCCTTGAAGGGATTGTATCGAAGGAAACACAGCTCAAAGGTTTATCAATTGTTGATGATCCTAAAGCTGAAATCAAACGAATGCAGAAAGAACAGGTCGCGACTATGCAAAACGCTACGAAGTCTAAGCTGGATTACACCGATGACCTGAACAAGCCAGAAGAAGTGAAGTGATTTGAATGCCCGATGATTACTGGAAGAAGCGAGAAGAAGCGTGGATCGCTCAAAATATCAAATCCGATGCGGAGTTTGACCAACAGATCAACGAACATTACCGTGCGGCGATGAAGGGAATTGAGGACGACATTAACCGGTACTATGCCAACTATGCTGGGCGTGAAGGTATCTCGATTGCTGAAGCGCGTAAGCGAGTGGCTTCTGCCGATGTAAAAGGTTTCTCAAAGCGTGCCGCTCAAATGGTTAAGGACAAGGACTTTTCAGACGAAGCAAATGAGCGTCTAAAGCTGTATAACGCCACGATGCGAATCAACCGTGCTGAACAGCTTAAAGCCCGGATAGGGCTGAGCCTTACCGATATGACCAGCTCGGAGCAGAAAGCGTTCAAGGATAAGTTTAACCGGAGCTATAAGGCCGAGATTAAACGTCAAGCTGGGATCTTAGGCGAAAACCAAGTTGGTGTGTCTAATGACAGAATGGCCGAGGTTGTGAATGGTTCTTTTAACGGTGCTCGTTGGTCTGACAGGCTTTGGGCTAATCAAGACGAGCTCAAAGGCTTGCTGGATAATATTCTCACTCAAGATATGATCCAAGGGCAAGGGATTCAAGAGCTTACAAGGAAGATCCAGAAGGCTATGGACGCTCGCAAGTTCGTTGCTGAACGGCTTGCTCGCACTGAAACAGCTAGAATCCAAGACCAAGCTCAAATGGATTCGTTTAAGAAGTACGGCTACAAACAGGTTCATTGGATTGCTGAGCCTTCTGCATGTAAGACCTGTCGGAATATCGCCGAGGATAACGAAGGCATTTATGATCTCGAAGATGTTCCTTTGATTCCTGTACACCCGAACTGCCGTTGCACGAAGGCCGCTTATATGGATCGCGATAAGGTCATGAAAGACATTGATGAGAAGTTAGGCTCTGAAGACCCCCGTGAAAGCATTGATGATTCTGGAAGCGATGGCCTTCAAAAAATGTTTGATCGTTTAGATTTGAGTAAGGCCAGCCCGGCTGATATGATGAAGCTAGGCAAGATGTTTGATGATAAGTATGGGATCTCTAAGCGAATTGGCGATAAGGATTATATTAGCGGTGCAATCTCCAAATTCAGACCTGTTGGGGGACACATTCCTAATGAAAATTGGTGGAAGCGGTCTAACAAGGCGATAAAAAGTCAGATTCAAGATGCGTTCTCTTATTATCCAAAGCAATGGAGCGATTATGTTGTTGATAACGGCAAAAAGTTCTTTGCTGGGAAAACAAAGCGTGGGTTCTTTAGCGGAGCATTATGTGACAGCTCCGGCCGTTATTATTTGAGAGGTGCGCAAGAAGGCCAAGGAATTAGTATTTATGCAAACGGCGTTCGGAAAACGACTGCATTCCATGAGCTGGGCCATTTGGTGGAGTATTTCAATCCTAATCTCGTTAGAATCAATAAGGATTTTGTCGCTAGTCGAACAAAGGGAGAAAAGCCTAGCCGGTTAAGGGATATATTCATTGGCTATGGTTACAGTCCCGAGGAAGTTACCAAAAAGGACGATTTCATAAGCCCATATATTGGCAAGGAGTATAGAAACGCAACCGAGGTTCTAAGCGTGGGATTAGAAAGCGTATTCCAGCCGGAGTGGGGCCAAGTAAAACGGGATACTGGCTATAAACGTGAAATGGCTATGATTACAGATGATCCTGATTATTTGCATTTGATCTTAGCCATATTATTAAAGGGGTAATCTTATGACCGGAATTGACAGCATGATTAAAAAGTCACTCGAACTCAATGAAAAGTATAAGGAGCATTTCAAAAAAGAGATTCCAGATTCCGTTGTCTGGTGGGATCCGTTTAACATTTCAAGCTATCCAAATGAATTTAAATCTGGGCTTGAAGCAATGGAACGCGATGTCAACAAGGCTATTGCGACCGATGTTCCGTTTGAAGATGTTCAGCCAAAAGATGATTTGCACTCAATTTATTGATTGCACTTAGCAGTTAAGCTAGGTGCTTTTTTTGTACCCAAAATTCGACCACACCATGCCGATGTCGTTAAAAGCCGCAAGAGATATAGCCCACCAAGGCTTTAAACCGAGGAGGATTCACACATGAAAATGCACTTACAGTATTTCGCCAAAGATTCCGGTTCTGATCCCAACTCCGCGGAAGGACAGACAGAGGGATCTAACGAAACAGAAGGACAAAGCGAAGGTTCTGAAAATGAAGGCTCTAAGTCGGAAGGCGGAAAGACCTTTACTCAAGAAGAACTTGATCGAATTGTAGCCGACAGCGTGGCTCGTGAGCAAAAGAAAGCTCAAGAAGCCCTGAACGAGTCCAAGAAACTTCAAAAGATGAACGCTGATCAGAAGCGCGATTATGAGAACGAAAAACTCAAGAGTGAAGTTGAAGAAGCTAAAGCCACCCTCGCCAAGTATCAGATGACCGACACGGCGCGAAAGATGTTGTCCGAAAAGGGAATCAATGCTACCGATGAGGATTTACAGCTCGTCACGACTTCCGAAGCCGAAAGCACTCAAAAGAACGTTGAGCAAATGATCGCGTTTGCTGACCGGATTCGTTCCGATGTGAAGAAGGAGTTCATGCGTGGGACAACACCACGCGAAACTGGTTCAAAGATGACCGGCGTTACTCAATCTGACTTTGATTCGATGAGCTATGACGAACGCACCAAGATCCAACAAACAAATCCTGATTTATTCAAAAAACTAACTGGAGGTTTTTAACATGGCAGACACAGCACCTACAAAATTAGCAGATTTAATCGACCCAGAAGTATTGGCTCCGATTACTCAATATGAGTTGCAAAAGGCATTACGGTTTACACCGTTAGCAAGCGTTGATACCAACTTGCAGGGGAAGCCCGGCGACACGATCACGTTCCCGGCTTACACCTACATTGGAGATGCGGTTGATGTTCCTGAAGGCGAACCAATTCCTTTGGATAAAATCGGTACAAGCACTAAGTCCGTAACGATTAAGAAGGCCGGTAAAGGGACTGAAATTACTGACGAAGCCGTATTGTCCGGCTATGGAGATCCTAAGGGCGAATCAAGTCGTCAATTAGGCTTATCTATTGCCAACAAGGTTGATGACGACTTACTTGATGCCGCGAAGACTACGACTCAAAAGATTACTGCACCGGCCACTGTTGACGGCTTGCAGTCCGCGTTGGATATGTTCAACGATGAAGATGCACAGACTTACGTTCTGATCGTTTCTCCAAAGACTGCCGCATTGCTCCGCAAGGACGCTAACTCCATTAAGGCTGGCTCTGATGTTGGTGCTAACGCGCTGATCTCTGGGACTTATGCCAACATTCTTGGCGTTGAAATCGTTCGTTCCCGCAAGTTGGCTGACACGGAAGGGTTGCTGTTTAAGATCGTATCTAACCACCCAGCGCTGAAGTTAGTCATGAAGCGCGCCGTACAGGTTGAAACTGCTCGCGACATCATTAAGAAGGAAACAATCATCACTGCCGATGAACATTTCGCTTCATATCTCTATGATGAAACGAAGGTTGTCAACATCACTATTGGTGCTGGAGCTGGAACAGCATCTGCTCCAATTAAGGCTACAAAAGTCGCTGTTAAAAAATAGTCAGGAGGTGGCTTAGGTGGCCGAAACTGATTATTTAACGGACGTCAAAACCATGCTTGGCTTGTCTGACGATTCTTTCGAGAAGCAACAAGGCCGGTTAGAGCTGATTATTCGTAACACCTCTGCAAGACTGCTTCTAAAGCTCAAGGGTGCTGCTGATTCCATTCCAGATGAATTGGCATTCATTGTCGTTGAAGTGACTGTATCTCGATTTAATCGGCTAAAAAACGAGGGTATGAAATCTTATGAGCAAGAAGGCGAAGCGATTACCTTCAAGGATTCTGATTTCGATGACTTTCTAGGCGACATCGACCAGTGGCTGGATAATCAAAACAAGCGAAAAACGTTAGGATCTGTCGCTTTCATTGGAAGGGGCAAAAACGATGCGGTTTGATTCGATTGTTAAGTTCTGGGAAGACGGTTCACACTATGACCCCGATTCTGGGGAGTACGTGGACGGCACAGACCTGTTAGCCATCCTTGGAGCTAATGTCACTGATATGGGGACTACGACATCAAACGAGCTGTTAGGCGATTACAAACAGCGCTCGAAAGTTGTGCGCACATTTGAAGATGCGCCCGATGATTGGACGTATTTAACCATTGGTGATTCGTCCAAACACTATAAGCAGCTCACGGGACGTGATCCTCTGAAAAATCATACGATGATTGTAGGCGAAGACAATGGCGAATAGCGTGGTTAGGGTCAAAGGAATTAAACAGCTTCAAAGCAAGCTAAAGAAGAACATTCAAATGGACGATGTGAAAAGAATTGTTCAGCTAAACCTTGCTGAACTTCAAGATTCCGCCAAGAAGAATGCCTTCTACAAGGGGCCTTACACCCGCGGGAAAACCCGCCAGTCTATTGCGATTGTTCAAGATACGGACGGTTTAGGCGGCTTCGTTGGAATGGGCACTCCCTACTCTCCATATCTTGAAGTTGGGACGCGGTTTATGTCCGCACAGCCAGCCTTAAAGCCCGCTTTTATGATTCAGAAGATTCAGTTTGCGAACGACCTTAAAAAGTTGATGAAGTGAGGTGTGATATGAAGACACCCGACCAAGAATTATTTGATTTTTTCTACAAAGCTTCCCTTGATCTGGGATATAGCACTTACGACCACTTAGAAATGGACGATATTCCATATCCATTCGTGGTGGTGAGCGATACCCAAATTGTTCAGGATCCAAATAAAACGGCTATCGCAGCTAACGTGTCCGTAACAATTGATGTATGGGGCAATCAGAAACAGCGGCAGACCGTTTCTAAGATGTTGAACAGCTTATTACAGGCCGCGCGGAAGTTAGACACAACTACGAGCTACCAGTGGGCGATTAGGAACCAAGCGAGTTCCCCACGAATTATCGGGGACACTTCGACTGGCTCTTTTTTATTCCACGGGATTCTCGATGTTGAAATGAAACTTATTTAGGAGGTAATAAAATGGCAGATTCAAATGAGCTGGCATATCTGCAAGGGATTGATACCCTTGCTTTTTTTCGTAAATTAAAAGATGCGTCTTTAAAGGAAGGGGAACTTATGCCGTGGCAAACGTCCCTTTCTTTTGATCCACAACGCGATTCAGATACTAATCCGACTAAGGACGGTATGGTCACTACAAGCTCTGCTGTCGAAACTGATTTTGAAGTTGAGTTCACGAACAACACTTCTGCGATTGCTGATGCGATGTACGATTCGCTGTTTGATGGAGAAGTCTTAGAAGGCTGGATCGTTTATCGGAAGCGCCAGAATGCGGAAGGAAAATACTTTGCGTGGTATCTGCGCTGTACCGTATCTGAAGATTCAAACGACAATGACCCGGACGATAACTCAACCCGTGATGTGACTTTCGCTGTGAACGGCAAACCCAAACGTGGGTGGCTGGATCTCCCCGATTCCGCACAAGAAACCATTGATTATGTGTTCCGCGGCTTGGGTGCGGTTACTGATTCCGATGCAAACGGCGGTGGCGATGCTTGGACTGATTCCGATGCTGGCACAAACGTAACACCGGTTGATCCTAATAAACAAGCCACGTTGCTTAAAAAATAAGCAGAACTTTGGCCCAGTGAGCCTCGCGGCTTGCTGGGTCTTTTTATGAAAAGGAGAACAAAACATGCAAATTACAATTGATAAAGAAAAGCAAGAGCTTCATTTCGGTGTCAAATTCGTTCGTGAACTAGATAAGACCTCTGGCGTTACTGCCAATGGGGTTGCGTTTGGTATGGGGCTCACAAAGTCCATTCCGGCGTTGAAGGCGTATGACCCCGCAGTCCTTTCCGATGTGATTTATGCGGCTACGATCACTAACGACCCACGTGTTTCTCATGACGAAGTTGATGACTATATCGACCGTTGCACTAACCTTGAAAAGCTGTTCGACGACGTTCAGAAGCAAATGAACAGTGCAAATGCGATTAAGGTCGCGTTAAAAAACGCAACAGCCTAGGTCGGCTACCGAGTTCAGAACAAACGTACCGCGAAATTGTTCTGAATTGCCTTGCCTACCTAGGTATTGCAGATATGCTCCAAATCGAGCGTATGACCGTTGTCGAGTATACCTTGCGTATTGAAGCCTACCAGCTTCAACAGTCTACCATGCGTGAAAATCTGGCGTTACAAGCGTGGTTTAACCAAAGCGTACAGGCTACTACCGGTAGAAAAAAGCCTAAGCCGAAGTTTCGGACTTTCTCCGAGTTCTACGACCGGCAAGCCTACGATGATGAAATTAGATCTGCGTTTGAATCTGATTATGTTACAAGTCATATCTCGACAACAAACAAAAAAGAGCACGAAGCAGAAATATTCCAGAAACGAATACGTGAATTTAAGGCACTAAAAAATGCGGGGAAGATTGTTCCGCTTAAAGAGAGGAGGGCGAAAAATGGAAAGTTATAGCGTCCAAGCGGTTCTATCTGCCGTTGATGCTGGCTTCAGCTCTGTGTTTGGAAAGGCTAACTCAACCGTGCAAACCTTCGGTCAGAAGACCGGCTCTGCGTTGCAAAGTGTTGGGAAGGTCAGCACCACCATGGGGCTTGCTGTTGGAGCTGGGACAATGGCTGCAATCAAAAGTTTCGGTGACTTCGATGAGTCCATTAACAAGGCGGCCGTTATTGGTGGCTCAAGTAACAAGGCTTTGGCTGGGAACATGAAGGATCTCGAAAAAGAAGCGCTCTCGCTTGGCAAGACCTTGCCTATCTCATCAGAAGATGCTGGGAACGCTATGGTTGAAATGGCTCGTAACGGGGCCAACATCAAAGACCTTAAAACCGAATTTCCGGCAATCTCAAAGGCCGCGGCTGTTGCTGGAGAAGACCTTTCAAATACTGCAACAACCGTACAACAAGCGATGAACATTTGGGGGAGTGGATCAAAGAACGCCGCAAAGGATTCTGCGACCTTGGCTATTGTTGCTAACAAGTCTAACGCGACTATCGGCGACATGGGACAGGTCTTTGCCAACGTTGGTTCTACCGCCAAAACCATGGGCTATTCTCTGAAAGATGTCGGCATTTCAGCCGGGATCATGACAAATGCTGGTATTCCAGCCGCACAGGCTTCACAGGATTTAAACAATGCCTTTACACATATGTATAAACCGACCGATAGTGCCAGAGGAGTTATGACCAAACTTGGTCTAAGTTTCACCGATGCCAGCGGAAATATGAAACCGTTGAAGTCGATTATTACCGATGTGGCTAAAGCTACGGACGGTATGAGCAAATCTGAAAAACTCGCGGCCTTGAATACGATGTTCGGGACTGCTGGTGCGAAAGCTATGCTCCCGTTAATGGACGCCACGTACAAAAAGACTAAGAAAAATAAAGGTAGCTGGGACGAGTTCGGCGCTTCGATTGATAAAGGCGCGAAAACCTATGCAAGGGCGAACAAATATTTATCTGATAATTCTTCTAACATGACTAAGAACGTTGGTCAGTCTATCGGCCAAATGAAAGATGCTTTTGATGCTTTAATCAAAACTTCAATTGGATCTCTCGCACCTCAAATCAAGGCTGTTGCTAATGCTTTGGGAGATTTTGCAACGTGGTTGACAACCTCTAAATCGCCTATGGCTTCGTTCACAAAGAAACTGATCGCGCTTAGTCCGATTATCGCGATTGCTCTAATTGGCTTTGGGCTTCTTTCAACGGCGCTTGGAAAACTAATCTCGGCATTCAGCGCTCCGACAAAGGCCCTATCTGCGTTTAGAAACGGGACTGGTGCGGCTGGCAAAGCAAGCACTGCGTCTGCTGGTCAAATCGCCGCAATGGGGGTCAAGGCTCTCGGTATCGGTGCTGGTATCGGTATCGCGGCGGCTGGGCTTGCCCTTTTCGCTATGGGCGTTGCAAAGCTGGCTTCTACCGGAACGAAGGGGCTGGTGGCTTTGGCCGCTATGACCGCTTCAATCGCGGTATTGGCTGGCGTGTTTGCTTTGCTCGGCTCTCGATTAGATACGGCGCTTCCCGGAATGATTGGATTAAGCGCAACGATGTTGTCTGCTGGCGCTGGAGCGTTGATGTTTGGCGCGGCAATTGCACTAGCTGGTGTCGGTGTAAACCAAGCATCGCAAGGGATTATGACACTTACAAAGGCGTTCGTTCTGCTTGGATCTAACGCCAAAATGATTGTCCCAACGCTGACCGCTATCGGTGTTGGCTTAGCTTCAATGATCACTGGATTCGTGACAACGCTTGTGGCTGCAACACCACAGGTAGCTACATCATTTATGCAGATGCTAGTGTCTGTTGGTCAAACGGTTCTCACTTATCTTCCGCAAATGATTACACTAGGAACCCAGATTATTGTGTCCTTTATCCAAGGCATTACGGTTGCACTTCCACAGATTATGACCGCTACTGTGCAGCTTATTGTTGCGTTCTTAAACGGGATTACAGTAGGGCTTCCACAAATTATGGCTTCGGCTGTGGCTTTAATCGTTGCATTTATTAACGGGCTGGCTACCGGATTACCTCAAATTATCACTGCTGGTGTAACTTTGATTGTTAATTTCCTCGAAGGGTTAGCACAAGGGATTCCGCAAGTCATCACTGCGGCTGTTGATGTAATCGTGTCCTTTATCAACGGGATTGCTTCAAATCTGGGGCAAATTATTGATGCTGCTGTAAATCTAATCGGTAGCTTTATCAACGGGTTAGTTGCTGCTATCCCAAATATCGTGGATCAGGGTTATAAGGCTGTGATGTCCTTTGTTGAAGGGGTCGGCTATATGATCGGGAAAGCCCTCACTTCTGGCGGGGATTTAATCAACAATTTCGTAACCGGAATTATTAACGGTATGAGCCGGTCACGGGGCGGAGGTTCTAAGAACGGCAGTGCGGTTCTTGAAGGAATCAAGGGCCACGTCAACGATTTAATTAGTGCTGGTGGCGATATGATTGCTGGATTTGTAAAAGGTATCGCTGATGCGGCAAGTAGTGTAGTCAAGACGGCCGCTCGTGTTGCCAAAGGCGCGGTAAATGCTGTTAAGAAGGCGCTGGGCATTCATTCGCCTTCGCGTGTATTTAAGAACGAAGTCGGGAAGTATATTCCACTCGGTATGGCAAAAGGGATCGACAAGAGTGCTGGGGCCGTCAATCAGTCTGTATCTGCTTTGGCTAGTTCTGCCGCTGTTCAAATTCCTACTCCAACCATGGATACACGGGCGTTTGCTAGCCAAATTGCTGGTGCAAATGCTTCGCTCCAAAACCAAGTAAGCTCAAGCGTTAATGGATCTCTCTCGGTTGCTTCACCACAAGCCGATGAAACCAATTCTTTACTCCGTCAGCTCGTCAACAAGAACAGCGATATTGTTCTCGATTCTGGGGCGTGGGTAGGTCACACGGCTTCAAGCTATGATCAGGTTCTAGGAAACAATGCCAATATGGCGAAACGTTGGGGGCGCTAGTATGAGATATGAATTCAGAGATTTACAACCAACTTATCAACCTGAACCAGAAGAAACCATTCGCGAAGGATTCGTTTTCGGTGGCTTTGATAGCCGCCAATATGGGCTTTATTTGAACGATCGGAGTGCCCCAACTCCTGACGAATACGAAATCGTTGAAACTATCCCGTACATGCAAGGTGTGCGGGATTTTTCGACCCTGAACGGAGAACGTTTTTTCCAAAACCGCGAGATCACATTTTCAATGCTGAAGCTGGCCGAACCCTACCAAACCCGAAAAGGGCTGGAACAGGACATTAAGCGCCAGCTTATGCCACTCGGCAATCAGGCTTTGGTCGATACTCATGAGCCAGTCCACTACTGGGTCGGGAAGTGTAAGAGCGTTAGCGTAACCGATAGCTCGGATAACAACACGCTCACGGTTTCGGTTGTTTTCGACTGTTACCCGTTCGCTTTTACCGACCACGATGAAGGTGCTGATGTCTGGGACGATGTGTACTTTAATCACTGGATCTGGCAAAAAGTGAGCTATTCAATCGCGACTGGAGCCGCTCAAGAAGTCGATTTACAAAACATCGGATCGCGTCCGATCGAATGTACATTTGATGTTACTGGTTCGGTAACAATCAAGGGCGACTTCGGTTCTATGGACTTGGATTCCGGCGCGACTGATAAATCATCAATTGTGCTGAAGGTGGGGCTCAACAAAATTTCGCTTACCGGAAACGGGACAATCGCGTTCAAGTTTAGAAGGGAGGAGCTCCTTTGAAATATACGATTATCGCTTATGACCAGCCCGACACGCGGAATGGATATACGATTCATAACCCGTTGGTCGGCAAGTCTGTTTCGGCTGGAACGCTCACGCTGAAAGAATCAGAAGTCAATGATCTAAGCCTAACTGTCAATCAAGATAACCCTCTTTTTAACAATGTAAAACCGATGCAAACTCATGTTGAAGTCTATGACGAAGGTTACCTGATTTTCCGAGGTCGCGCTTTAAAGCCGACAAAAGAAATGAAGGATTCGGGGCAGTTTCTCCAAACGTATGTCTTTGAAGATATTCAATCGTACCTAATTGACAGCGTTCAGCGATTTATCACAGTTAAGAATGCGACTCCAAAACAGTTTCTCCAGCAAGTCCTTGATGAGCACAACGCACAAGTCCCTGATTACAAGAAGTTTGTTTTGCGGAATTGCGATGTAACTAATTCAAAAGATGATGCTTCTCGTCAGGTCGATTATGCGACCACCGCGGACGTGATCAAGAACCTTCTGACCGATTCAATCGGGGGTTATATCATCACGGAGTTTAAAGACGGGAAAAACTATCTCGATTACCTCCAGAACCCCGGAACTGACCACAAGACCGATACTCCTATTGCGATTTCACGAAACTTGAAGTCGGCTAGTGTTGCGATTGATCCTTCAAAGGTCATTACGCGGCTGATCCCATTAGGTGCCGAAGTCGATGTTGATATCGATAAGGATTCTGGTGGTTCATCGGGGACAGATTTATCTGGGCCAACGGAAGCTGATTCCAGCGGCTGGAGCAAGGTTATTAAGTTTGCTGCGCAGGTTACGAACACCGAATTGAGCGATTCCGCACTGCAAACGATTATCAACCGAATCAACCAAGAATCCGGTGGGAGTGAGTCCGTCACAAATAATTGGGATTCAAATGCGGCGGCTGGAACGCCCTCAACAGGGTTATTGCAGTACATTCAGCCGACCTTTGACTTCTGGGCGATTTCTCCGTATACGAATATCAACAAGGGCTGGGATCAACTCTTGGCGATGTTTAACGATTCTAATTGGTTGAGTGACATTTCAGCACCAGGTGGCTGGGGCCCGACTGGATCTAAGCGATTTACTGGCCCGCTAAATATCAACATTTATAAGCCCGGAACTGGCGGTTCGTGGGGCTGGCCTTTCCCAGATGTTGGGGAAGGCAGTTTCACAGGTGGCCAGTTATTCGGTGTTCATGCCGGAGGAGAGTTCCGTCCGAACGGCTACCATGACGGCCTGGATTTTGGCTCCGTTGACCACCCCGGAAGTCAGGTTCATGCAATCCATGGTGGAACTGTGATCCAGAAGGGTTACATGGGAGGGCTAAATTATTATTTCGTTGTGAAGTCTGGGGACGGACTTAGTGTCGTCTATCAGGAAGCGTTTGGATCTATGGGGGATATATATGTATCCGAGGGCCAAAAGGTTTCCACTGGCGATGTGGTCGGCATTAGAACTACTGACCACCTACATGTTGGAATCACGAAAATTGATTTCAACACCGCGGTAGCAAACTCATTCAGTGATGCTGGCTGCTGGATTGATCCACAAGCAACGATTAAGTCTGGATATTCCAGTGGTTCTAGTGGTTCTGGGAGTTCGTCAAGCTCTGCTGATAACTCCGGGCCACGTCCAAAGACAACAGTCGCCGATGTGAACGGTGGTAAAGACTACATCGACATTCCAGACTTTCAAAAAGAGTTCGGAGTCATAAACGGGTTCGTCACGTTTGACGATATTAAAGACCCAACCGCACTTATGGCCGCGGCTCAAACTTGGATCAAGAACCAAAAGGCTTCGACAAATTCGTGGACTGTTTCAGCAATCGAATTGCCTGAATTTGACTGGTTTAAGGTGTACGACCGCTACATGTTCATCAATCCGTATGTGGCTTCTGAACAATTGTTGACCGTGGTATCGAAAAAAATTGATCTATTGGCGCCGCAAAAATCTGTGCTCACGATCGGTGATAAAACACCTCGGCTGACTGACTACCAGAACGAAACCGAAGCCGCACTTAGCGAGGTCGGGAAACTAAAAAATACGATTGCAACGGTTGCTGGGACGGTCTCCTCAATTAGAAACGGGTCTGCTGATACAGATGCAATTATTGAATCAATCAGGCAGGCAGTCGGCGGCGTTGACGTCCCGCAGATGTACAAGGACGTTGAAGGAATTCTCGATAGTGGGAAGGACACCGAAAAACGTCTTTCCACAATTGAAGATGACGTCAAGGGCTATGACAATTCGTTCTCCAGCATCGAAGATCGTTTAACGGCACTTGAAAAGAAAGGGAGTGAAAGCAATGGCAGTTAGTTATGATGATCCAACCCCGTTCCCTGACGGTACGCACACTCCCGAAGAGCTTGCGGAAGCGATGCGGCACAAAATGTATGGGAAAGATGTGCGTGAAGTTATGGCCCAGATTGCGGAGCTTCAAAGTCAGGCACTATCTGAAGCACTGAAGGCACAAGAAATGGCAGAGAACCTCTCGGCTGATGCAAAGCAAGAAGCCTTGAAAGGTCAGCAAATGGCCACCGATGCGATGAACGCGGCCAATGCAGCTATGGATCAGGCCAAGCAGGCAGAAGAGAACGTTGAAGCCGCTGAAAGAAATATTTTGCAGAATGCGAAAGATATTGAGCTTCAAGACCAAATGATCCGTGCATTGACCGGATTTCTCCGGTCAGTCGGGTATGCGGTTGATTTCGATTCAAGCGGCAATCTAATCAAACCAAGTATGTCCGGCGGAGATGAGTATAACGACGGGTCGATTAAATAAGGAGGTATAAAAATGGAAGATGTTTCAAAATATCGTGGCCGCGTGATTCCTATGGATCTATATAAGCCGAGTTACCAAGTAAGAGATATTTCGGACTATTTCAACGTTCGGAAGGGGGACAGCAATTTACCACTTCCAATCAGATACGAAAAAAATCAAATCGGCGTAACGAACACCGAAGGATTTCGTCCATTTGCTGAAGGTCGGTCAGGCGTTCCTGACGATGAAGGGCACTTAAATGAAGATAATTCCACCGCCACATCGTGGATCGGCAAGACAAGCGACCTTCAAGAAGGTGGCCTTGCTGTTCTGCGTTTACCCGATGAGTTCTTTCCCAACGTTGGGATCTTTGAAGGCTATTTCGGGCTGATAAACGAGCAAACGGGCCAGCGATATACCGCGGCTAAGATTACTTTTACCGTTGCTGGAGATAACCGGACAATGGTTCTTGATAACACTGAATCAACGGCGCAGAACGCTTTAGCAATCGCACAAGAGACACAAGAACAAGTAAACAAGCTTGATAAAGATATTAACGACCGGCTCACTCGAATCATCTTGGGAACCGACCGTGGAACGATTGAAACTGTTGTAAATGAGGTTTTGAAAAACAAAGGGGTGATCTCATAAATGGAACTTTTAACTTTTAACGTTGACCTTGACCGGCGGAACTTGGTCGATGACCAGCAGAAATTTGATATTGATTTTAGCGATTCACAATACTCATGGGTTCAGGCGCGGCAGTATGAGAATCAAATGCGTCAAGTGCAAGTAAACGTAGTTCATGGGGACGGCTCTCCGTTTGACCTAACGGGTTGTAATCCTGTGCTAGAAGGGCTTATGCCAGACGGAGTACACCGAATTATTGATGCCAAGCATGGCGTGATCTTAGATGCACAATCCGGTCAATTCCGTTTTGATTTTCCGGCTTCAGCATTTGCGCTTGCTGGATCATATAAGCAAATCTTTTTCCGCCTTTATCGTGACGGCTTGAACGTTGCTACCCTTGAGTTTTCAATGGAAGTCATGGCTGATAAAGTTATTAGTGGATTGATTCCCGCAGATTACATTACCCCGTTTGAAGATCTCTTTGACAAGCTTGAGGAGATCTATAAGAATGCCGATTCAACGGTTCAAGGCTATATCACACAGTGGAAACAGCAAATTGCAGATGTCATCACGAATTTAAACGGGAATTATGCTACGGTTCAGAACACATTTGATTCGTTGAAAATTCAGCTTGAAGGAATTCAAGACCAAATAAAATCTGGGAACATTATCACGGTTTCCCAGTTCAACGATTTAAAAGACGGCTTGGCCGCTACAATCAATGCCGCAATCAATCCAATTGCCGGTACCGTAGGGCTTACACGGTCTACCTCGTGGTTTTATCGCGGAGAGAAGACTCTCTGCGCCCACCGCGGGTCTTATGTGGACGCGGCTGAAAACACCGTCATGGCCGCCGACCATGCGGGCCGCTATGGCTACGGTATGATCGAGTGCGATCCGCGTGTGACCTCTGATAGTCAAATCGTCATCATGCACGATGATACCGTCGATCGTATGACCGACGGTACCGGCAACGTGGCCGATTTCACTTTGGCCCAGCTCAAGTCGATGAAGGTCGATGTGGACTATGCTGGAAAGAAGTCGTACAACACAATTCGGATTCCGACCCTTGATGAGCTCCTAGAAACTTGCAAGAAGTGGGGTATGGGGGTCAACCTCGACGGCAACAAGGTAAATTGGCAAGACGAAGACATTATCCGGCTCATGGTCAATGCGGTCAAAAAGCAGAAAATGCTAGGGCAGACGCTCTTCTCTGTGTCTGACGATAAGGCGCGCACTAAGATCAATGCGCTCTACCCTGAGGTCACGCTTAGCTGGGCCGCGTGGGGCTCCATGGACGCGTATATCGCAGAAGCCTCATCGTACACTAACGCCATGATCACGATGTCATACGCGCAGATGACGGCCAATGGTGGCCAAGATTTCGCCAAGGCACAAGCCAGCGGAATTCCGCTCTACATTTGGTCTGTAAACACCACAGACGCCTACGCAGACTGTATCGCGAAGGGTGTGCGTATGATCGAAACTGATAACACCTTGATGCCGATGCAAGTCGGTCAAGCCTAAGGAGGTACAAAGATGAAGTATACAATGCCAATTATTCCGCTCAACAGTTTTAAAACGCAAAAGGGCTTGATGACACCAGATAAGGCCGTCTATGACAGCATGGTGTCACGGGGAATCTATGCCCCTGACCCGCAAGCTTCGTGGTTCCAGATGAAGGCTTCAGCCGGTCAAACCGGTGGGCCTTATCTGGAGCCAAGCATCAATAACCTTATGATCGGGGACAAAGTGACGATTGACGCCGATATCACACAGATCTCTGGCAGCTCTAAGCTTGATGTGAGCTACTTTTCACAGAAGACTGACAGTACGATTCTCCAGGTACATCCAATTTCACTTTCTTTCACAGAAGCTAGAACGCATGTCAAGGCCCAATTCGTCATCAGCGCGGTCATGACACCTGCGCTTGTCAACGGGTTCCTTCCAGAAGTTTGGCTGAATTTCAGATCAGATCCTAAGGACTTGGCTACTAACTCTGAAGCCGTAGTTGAAAACATCGCTATCACGGTGGACTCGCAGAACGCGATGGCTACGTATGATTCATATGACGCTGGTTTGCTCTCCGGTGGTGACATCGAACGCGTGCTCTTTGATAATCAAGCGTTTTCTGAAAGTAACTCAAGCGAAAATTATCAAGCTACCTATGATCTGCTTTCTAAGAAGCAGACCGGCTTCTCGCTGACTGACGCGGGTCTTACGATCTACATCAACAAAGACGGCGAAGATGTGCCCCATGCTTCGGATTTCAAAGGCATCGCGCTTCAGCATATCCCGTCCACAGCGATTCACGCCTTTGGCGGATACATCGAGTATGAGTCCACAAACTACATGCCAGTACGGCTTATGTACTACTTAGTCGATTACGATGGCTCTGTCACGAGCAAAATCGGACGTTTGCTCACTTTGAAGCCAGACCACACTGGCAAAAATAAGCAGTACTTCTTCTTAGAGTCCGATACTGAAATGGCGCTCTCTGACTCCGATAAGGGCAAGCTGGCCTTCTATAACATCGAGGTGGGCTCACGCGTCACGGATAACGGCGCGCTAGGCTTTCAGACGACACTAGCTAAGCTCTTAGTCCACCAAGACCGCACCTTCAAAACCGGCAAATATGTTTCACTTCAAATTCCTACAAGCAAGATTGCTGATGCGAGTTGAATCTTTTATCTTGGCGATAGTATCACCGCCGGATATAAGACAAGCAATCCTGCGGTATGCCGGTATCCAAACCAGATTTTTCTGCAAAACCAAATTCCGTATCAAGCTGATGCGGTCACTGGCTCGACCGTAGTCCACTCGAGTGACGGCAAGGGCTTCTACGACCGTGTGTCCGATGATGATTTTTCAAAAACTGAAAAATTAGTTATCTTTGGCGGGCACAACGATTTCCATCAAAATAAGCCTCTTGGCAAGCTAGGCGACACAACTGGCGATACCTTCTATGGCGCATACGAAGGCGTCATTAAGTCAGCGCTGGCAAGCAATCCAAAGCTGAAGATCTATTTAGTCACTCCGAATTGGCGGATCGTCGACGAGAGCGATCAAACGAGTATAAATAAAGATATCGACACTTATGTAAACGGCGCCGGTGCGACCTTTGGGGACTACACCAAGGCGATTGAGGATCTAGGTGCTAAGTATCATCTACCCGTGCTCAACTTGTATAAGGATTGGGGGGTTTTCAGAGGAAACCGCACTGTGTGGCTTGTGGATAATCTTCACCCAAACGACGCAGGTCAGAAGTGGCTAGCTGAAAAGATCAACGGCTTTATCGAAAGCAATTGATCGGGGCGAGCAAAATGAGACGAAAAAAGGAGTGTTTTAAATGATGAATTTACCGCCGCAGGATCACCTGTGGCTTTTACTTTGGAATAGTTTTCGCGCAATGGTTGACCAGCCAATCGTACTTTGGTTCGCGTGGGCTTGGATCATCGACATTTGCACTGGCACGTTCAAGTCGGTGTTTCCTAACGCGCGAACGAAGCTGGATTCAAGTGTCGGTCTTAAAGGATTGTTCAAGCACGTTTCAATCTTGATGATCGTGGTAACAGTCTACCCGTTCCTAGATGCGATCCAGTTCGATGCTGTGGGATCTGCGCTAGTGATCTTTTATGCCGCACAGTACACACTTTCAATTGTGGAAAATCTTGGTGTCATGGGGCTTCCAATTCCTAGCTTCATTACTGATAACGTCGAGAAGTTGAAGGAAGCGGCCGACCAGAACGACCAATCCAAAACGCATCAGGAATTAAGTTCTTTAAATAAGAAGGTAGACGATATTAAGAAGGAGGGCAAAAATGATGAACGGAATTGATGTTGCTTCATATCAGGCTGGAATGATGACCGCCAAAATCTCTGCCGATTTCGTAATTTCAAAAGCCACAGAAGGAACGAATTACGTCAATCCTGCTTGTGCTGGGCAAATTAACGGTGCGTTAGCTGGTGGCAAGCGAATTGGTCTTTATCATTTCGCTTCCGGTGGAGATTCAAAGCAAGAAGCTGATTATTTCATTTCAGCAGTTCAAGGCTGGATCGGGAAGGCGATTCTGGTGCTTGATTATGAAGCCCCAGCGGTCAAGAATGGTGCGACATGGGCTAAAACGTGGCTAGACTATGTGTCCGCTAAAACTGGTGTCCGTCCGCTGATTTATCTCGGGTTGAGTGATGAGAACGCTTATGATTGGTCAACGGTAGCTGGTGCTAACTACGGTTTATGGATCGCACAGTACAACAACTACAACCCAGTTTACGGCTATGCACCGCGTGATCTGTATGGGGCTCTCAAATATTGGAAGTCAGCCGCAATGTTCCAGTACACGAGCTCTGGCCGGTTAGGCGGCTGGGACGGCCCATTAGATTTCGACGTATTCTATGGGGACGAAAGCGCATGGGATAAGTATGCAAAGAAAAACGGCGGATCTACACCAGTTCAACCAAGCACACCTTCTAAGCCTGATACCCCCGTTTCAAAGCTTACCGGCTTTACCGATTCGCTCGGCGACCGCTGGTATAACGAAAGCGGAAGCTTCAAGCTGAATCAGCCAATCAATTTGCGGTGGGGCGCCAAGATTTCATCTAAGCTAATCGGTACACTTCAATCCGGCGCTTCCATTAAGTATGATGCGTTCTCACACCATGACGGATATGTTTGGTTACGCCAGCCTAGAAGCGACGGTTACGGCTACCTTGCATCTGGCGAAAGCTCTGGGGGAAAGCGTACTAGCTCATGGGGCACATTCTCATAATCAAAAGATTCACTTCACATTTGCTTCTGAACGGATTATAATTACATTATTAAATATTCCCCGCGTAAGCGGGGGTGATCCTTTGATAATTAGGGTCAAATCCTGTAAATCAGGGTATTCCCCGCGTTAGCGGGGCGGCTCGCCTTTGGGCGGGCTTTTTTTGTGCGCTAAAAAAGAAGAGTTACCAATGCGGCTGCTCTTCTTTTGCGTGCTGATATTATTCGAATGATCTTAGCTTTTCCTTGACCATTTTTAAAATGTCATTTAGATCATCTTTGGTAGCAATTTTTATAAAGCCTTTAGCCGAACTTTTTAGATTCCAATATCGCTGTTTACCCTTTGTCTTTTCCTTATATTTTTTCTGAGCACGTTTTTGAGCTTCTGTCATTGCCATGCGTTGCTAAACTCCCCATCTTCAAATAGTGAAGCCAGTCCACTGACTTGTTTTAATCTTAGCAGTTCATCAGCGTCCATGCCAATATTTTTCATGATCCACGCATCGCTCATGCCGGAATCTTTAAGCTCTTTGACAATATTTACCATCAAGTCAATATCATGCGTTCCGCGCGCCCTGTTATGGCGAATTGTTGATGCAATACGATCTTCGATAGGTTTGTCAATAACTGTAACGGGTAAAACCCCGCCTTCGCGATCATAAATGTCCTTGTGATTAAGCATTGTGGTATAGCGATGATAGCCATCGACAATTTCATACTTATCATCATCCTTCAAATAGTAGCATACGATAGGCATTGTATAACCATCATCTTTAATCGACTCATATAGAAGCTTCATTTCGGGCGGTGCAACATGATTTGGGTTGTATGCATTGGCTTGGATTTTTTCAATTGGGACAGGACGAACGTTATAAGCCGGAGATGTATATTTTTTCAT